CCGACGCGACACCAAAAATAGCATGCTTCATTTGCGCCGCTGCCAACGTGTCACCGCCGCCAAGTTGAATCGCAAATGCCTTGTTGGTGTTCGTGATTTCCGAGAGAAACGCAAGCGTAAAGTTTGCGCCGTCCTGATCCCGTCCAATAAACAACTCAAGCGGCGCTTGGACCTGCACGTTATCCGTGACGTTGAAAAGCCGCAGGAAGATCGACCGCCCAGCGTTCGAGCTTGTGAACGTGATTTCGATATCGATGTCAACCTGATACACCGCTGCATCCGCAATCGTCAGCGTCCCCGCAACGAACTCTTGCGTGACCCCGAGAGGCGTAGACAAGCCGGTATCCCAGTTTATGATCGTGGTGTAACCACCGCCAATAGTGATAGCGCGAGCGGTGTTGATGAACAACTGACCATACCGTGGCGTCGGTATCTCAAACGTCACCCATTCGGTTCCATTCCACCAGTAAACCTTGCCCTCCGTGGTGTCGAAATAGGGACGCCCGATCCAGCGCCCATCGACTGGCCTATCAGCCGTTGTACCCGACTGGATCAGGCCGGCCACGCTATTTTGAATGCGCGAAAACCACTGATTCCATACAGGCGTGACCGTCTTGTCCTCAGTGACGAGCTCGCCATCGTTCGGAAAGTCGAATCTTGAAACAGGAAAGCTCATTTTTTTGCGTGCCCCCACGCAGCTACCAGCACGACCTTGACGGGGTCCGAGATTCTGAACTTGAAAAGCCAGTCACGGGCCCGACCAAGCCCATTCCAGACCGCGCGCTGCGCGTATTGACCGATCGCGCCGAACGATCGCCAATTCTCGCTACCGTAAGTGTGCCCACCGTCGCGGCTGATCTGCATCATGATTTGGGGGTTCGCGCCCTGCCCGGCAACAAGGCCAACGCCGGCCTCCATTTCAAGCCATAAGCGACCAAACTTCGACACGTCTCCCGTGGCCTGATGCCGACAAATAAGCTGCCTGATGATCGGCTCGCCGTTATCAGTGTAGGTCGAAGAATCAAGCTTGTAGACGAACCCGTTAGCGTAGTCCGTCACATACGAGTCGTTCAGGAACTGGGTTTGAATCTCTGCCCGATGGCGCGCAAATTCACCGCCTACCTGACTCCAGCTATTGGACTGGTTGTCATACAGCCAAGAGATATTGTCAGCCGTGAAATTGATCTGGTAGAAAGCGTGACCAGATTTCATGTAGGAAAACGCCGACGCGCCAGAAACATCACCATAACTCGCCAACAGGAAGTCAAGCTCGGGAGTCGAAACCGCCGTTGCACCGTATCCAACGAGAGAGCAAACCTGCACCGCGCCAAGCCTGTTTTTGCGAAGGAACATCAGCGCATTGTCAAACTTTGCCAGTGACCACCGCGCCGCCAAACCCCATTCAATGGCCGATCCTCCAACCCGCGCAAAGGGAAAATCAGTCGAGCCGCTATCGCCCCAAAACTCCGTTGTCAGGTCGCCAAAAAGCACTAACTGGCCGTTATTCGCAAGCACCCGCACCAGGTTGTCAGGGTTCGATTCTGCGGTAGAGAAATCGAGCGCATCCCACGACAGACCATCATACGGCGCACTGATGTAAAACAGGCCTGAATTCGTCTTACTGACGATGAAATATCCGTTCAGGAACGTGACCGTATCGCTCGGCGGAAAGTCCGGATCCGTGATCTGGACGAAGGCCAGAGTCACTGTGTTGTAGATGTACCCGTAAGTACCGTCCACAATCATCAATTGCGTGCCGTTGTCGCTGATCGATACCCGACCGCCGCTGGTCAACAGTGACCCGCAGTTGACTTTCGTTCCGGCGTTATTCTCGGACCACAGCGTATTCCCATTGACGAAATACTTGAAATTGCCCATCGTGTAGGCGCCGCGGCTCGGGGCATTGCCGAAGTTGGAAACCGTCAGCAGTCCCGGCGTGCCGTAGATCGCAAGCGTGTTCGTCTCGCCATCGCTTTGCAGCTCGCAGTACAGGTTTAGGCGCTGCTGCGCGTTGACGTTGACCGACTTTCCCGATACGCCAAGGCCGAATAGTGGAATGGGATTAAGCACCGGTGCGCCAGTTCACCCAGCCCGTATTTGGCAGTACAGCCGAGGGCAGGCGCATCGGTAGCGCTCGCGTATTGGTGCGCTTGATGATGCGCTTGGAATTGATCGCGCTTTTTTGGACCGTTACGGGAATGTCGGCCCCATCGAATTCCGGCCCAAAATTCACCGCAAGATTGAAGGCTAACGCATCAGCGTAGCCCGGTGGAAAAAGCGCCTCTGTGGTCAGAGACGCAAAGCCCGGCAACTGCTTAAGACTCCAGGCGTAAAGTACAGATGCATCAGATGGCACCGGGTAGACCGTAAGCGTCACATTCGGGTAATCCATCTCAGCCCACATGCAGTACGGGAACGAATCGCCCTGCGTCTTGTAGGCGATCATGTTGTACTGATCGAGCGCGAGCAACGGCACGGGGTAACTGATGCCCTGATAAATCACATAGCTGGAATCGATCATGGACATCGGGCGAGTGGTGACAACCGTACCAGTCGGCCCCAGGGTATAGACCGCGATCGGGGACACGATCGGTATCACGTCAACCGATTGCGCATAGATCATCAGGGACTCGTTCGCCCATCCATCTATCATCGTGTTCAGTGCTTCAAGTCCGGCCTGAGCCTCCTCCGGCGATGGCTCATCGCCGAGGGAGTAAACACCGGCCAAGCGCATTGCGCGCTTGATCAGGCTAATCGCGGTCACAGGTGTTGCCATGCCAATCCAATCAATGCAGGAAGGCCCGCTTGTGGCAGGCCCTCGAACCTTGACAGGTTAGCCGGTCATGAACTCGCCGGTGGGCAGGATAAATGCCCAGTCGATCACCACCGCCGCAGTCGCGGCAGCATTCAACGAAAGCGTGAATGACCCGGCAGCCGGGACGATGCGAGAAACACCCGTCGCCGTGGTGTCCGCCACCGATTGATTCAAGAACGCCGCGATTTTGCTATTTGGCGTGCAATAGGCGTTTGTGATCACAACGCTCGTGCCCGCCGCAGCAATCACCGCGCGCCCGCTCGTTGCGTTTGCAGTCGCCGCCCCGGCAGTGGGAACAGCAGCAGTGTTTGAGGCGATGCCTTGATTGACAAGCGCCGTTTCCGTGGGAGTGTCAAGCGACACAACCGCACCGGCAGCGTAGCCGGCGTATGAACGATTCAAAAGTACAGTCATGATGGTTTCTTCCTGTGTTGTGGTGAATCAGACCGTGAGGTACTTGACAGAAAGTTCGGGGTAGGTTGCTAACCACCCAAACAGCACGTCCAGCCGCCAGATGGCATTGTCGTTGATGCCGTCATAGAACTGAGTCACCTTGACGGTAAACCCGTTGTGCGTTTGCTGGGACACATCGATGACGCCACGGCCACCGGTAGGTGCCCACATCGGCACCATTGCCAGCGTGAAAGCATCGCGGTGGAAGCCGACATTGACCCCGTAGCTGATGTTCACCGCACCGAAGATCACATAAGGCGCCGTATTCGTTGGGCTTGCGCTCACGTTCTGAAATGCGCCCGAAGTGACCAAGGCAGGCGACACCGGAATGACCGTAGCACCCGCCAGCACGTCCGCCGTAACGACGAAGTTCGCAAGAACCCCGGTGGACACGCGAGACTGCGGATTGACCGCAAACACGCCTGGCAGTGTGATCGTTGACCCGCGAGTCAGCGTGCCACCGGCGACCGCCACCACGTTGATGTTCGAGCCCGTCTGCCCAGCGCCTGCGATGTTGGTCGCCGTAGCCGCGCCGTTGGTGTGGATGTCAACGTTCTGATCCATCGCCGGAACGATGCCAAAGCTCTTTTCGAGGTAACCCGAGTCGTACTGACCCGATACCCGATTCGAGTTATTGAACAGGCCAGCGTAGCCCTGAATCATGGCGCCGTTCAGCGCAGGATTCATCACCATGCGCCGACCGCCGTCCTTCACCGGTGCGCCCATTTCGTCCAGGCGACGATTAACGTCCGTCATCGCCCCAATTGCCGCCGTTTGAGTGATCGGCAATGCCCCGGACGTGTTCAGCGTGTTGAAGGTCGAAAAGTGGGCCAGAGCCAAGCCCTGTCGGTCGATCTCGTTGGCAACCGGCGCAATGGCCGCAGCAACCTTCTGTTCCAGCTTGTTGAATGCCAGCGTTTGCTCGGCACTGGTGAAGTTCAGGTCACAACCGCCTTGAGAAACGATCAGCGGAACGCTTGTTTCCGTCGTCGCCTGCGGTACTGCGACCCGCCCCGCGCGATAGGTGTACCGCGGCGGACGTTTCACAAGAATCTGGCCGCCGGGCATGTAGCCGCGCCCAACGTTGGATTTGAATTCATCCTCCCAGTCGCGATTCACGCCGTTGGAGAATGAGAGCATGTTTTCCAGGATAGGCAGCGCCTCCCGGGCAACAATGCTACAGGTTACTGCGGTATTGGTCATTCAGGTCTTTCAGTATCTGGCCCCCATCTTGCGGCGCGTGGCGATGTATTCCGCCATGTCCATCCGATCAAGAGCCCCGTTATGCACAGGTCCGCCGCTACCTACTGTTTTAGGCGGCGCCGGAACTTCCTTTGTGGCCTTGACAAGTGAAAGTTTCGCTTCCAACCTGCCGATTTCAGCCGCTTGCCGTGCCGATGACAGTTTCGCTATGCGTTCCACGTCGTCAGGATTTGACGCCATGTAGGCCATCAGTTGCGCCGGGATGTCGGAGTCCACAATCGTCTGTGCAATCACCGGAGTCAAGGGCAAGTCCTCGAATGTCTGACGGTCAAACCCGGGAAGCTTTTCAGCCTGCGCGTAGATTTTTTCCGTCTTGTTCGAGTTCGCCCGCAACTCGTCTTCCGCTCGCAACTCATTGGCCTTGCGGTCACGCTGGTCAAGCTTCCAATCCGTCACCGCCTCCACCCATTCCTCATCGTTGGCGAACTTGTCGCGAGGTGGACGGGTCTCGGCTTGTGGGGCTTGTTGCTGCGGAGTGAACCGCTCCAGCATGTCCCGTTCGCGCTTAAGGGACTGTCTCTCGGCCCTGGCCTCAGCCTTGGCCTTT